TCGAATTCCGGGTCGCGCTGCGCGCACTTCGACAATGCGCTGTCCGACTCGAACTGGCGGATTTCGGTTCGTGCCGCCGGTGACCACCTGAACCTTGGGCAGGCTGCGCGGTAGCGCAGACGAGACATGAAGGGAGATGGCATAGATTTATGTGGCGACCGTGTTTCGACGCGCGGTCTTGCCATAACAGAAAGATACATGGGCTTCGTCAACTATGTTTACCCGATGGTCGTGAATTGGTCAGGAAAGCACCGGGTTTTTCGGGAAACGTTTTTGGGAACTATGTTTGAGCAGGTGGCATTGTTTCATCTTGCCGCCAAGTCAGATCAGCCATCCCGGCTTTACGCCGCCGATGCTGGTCTGGCGGTATTGAGAGAGTTTTTGCGTTTTGCCGCCGACCAGAATCGGAAGCTCCTGTCAAGGCATCAGCACGAGGTCGCTGAAATACACCTTGCCGAGACAGGGCAGATGCTGGGTGCGTGGATATCCAAAACGCAAAAGGGCAGGCCGAGGCAAAAGCGGCAACCGTGACAATGGCTCGAATTCCGGGTCGCGCTGCGCGAACTTCAACAATGCGCTGTCCAACTCGAACTGGAATATTTCGGTTCGTGCCGCCGGTGACGATCAATCATGACTGGATCGGGCTGCTACGGCGTCCCGGTCAGGCCACACTCTGGTGGTCAGCTCGGCAAGCCTGCTTTGGCGAATACATTACAAGGTCCAGATAGCGGCGAGTAGCTTCGGCGAAAGTCGCGCTGGCATTTATCGGGCAAAATGGGAAAGAAGCACAAAAACCTGTTTCCAAGAATTGTGGAAACAGAAAATCTATATTGCGCATACAGGCAGGCAGCAAAAGGCAAGAAACACACCAGGCAACACCTTTTGTTCCGGCAGCATTTGGCCTCGAATATTGCTAATTTGCGGAATTCAATACAATCAGGTGAATACCATCCCGGCGAACCTGATGTCTTTGAGGTTTTCGAACCAAAGAAACGTGAAATTGTTGCGCTTCCCTTTGTTGATCGGGTTGCGCAACATGCCTTGTGCAATGTCATCGAACCTATTTTCGAAAAGGTATTCCTGCCGCAGAGTTTTGCTTGCAGGACCGGAAAAGGAACCCATGCCGCCGCAATAGCGGTGCAGGCGGAGCTTCGCAGGATGTCGAAAGTTCACCGGGATATATGGGTTCTTAAAACCGATTTCAGCAAATATTTTCACAACATAGACAGGGGCGTTCTTCATCGTGAAATCCGACGGAAGGTAGCATGCGAGCGCACGCTTAGGCTGATTGAAGAATACATTCCTCAACAGGGTATCGGGATACCAATCGGCAATCTAACCAGCCAAATAGCAGCGAATCTTTACGGTCACATCATTGACAGATGGATGGTTCACGAAATCGGCGTAAAGCGGTTCTTCAGGTATATGGATGACATCGTGGTCCTCGGTTACAGCCGTGAGGCGATGGATCTGTTGCGGTTGTATATGCAGCATTTTGCGAAGGATCAGATGGGGCTTTCATTTTCAAAATGGAGCGTCCAGCGCGCAAGCCGGGGCGTTAACTTTGTCGGCTATCGAATATGGCCGACGCATAAATTGCTGCGTAGGGAATCAGTGGTTCGGGCCAAAAGGAAACTGCGACAGTACCGGCAAAGCGGTGAATCCGAACAGGCAAGAAAATTCATGGCGTCATGGTCCGGCCATGCGCGATGGGCTGATTGTGAGAATCTAATGAAGTCGATTGGGGAAGTTGCGTAATGCCTAATGCACAAGTAACCGAAGCCATGCTTGAGGCGTGGGCGGTCGCGCCATCCAATATCGTTATTCTGGATACATTGGAAATCAGGCATCCGTCGTTTGTAACACCGATCCGGGTCGTCAGGAACTTTGAAGATCTTGCGACGTGGGTTCGTCTTGATGGTCCGAATGTTCAGCCTGTTCTTGATGCGATGGACCCGGAAGATCGCGAAATGGTGGGGCTTGTGGCGCGACTGGAAGATACTGCCCCGGCCAATGCCGGGGAGTATGTTCCGTTCATTGCACTGGCGTTTGATGTTGTCCTGCCGAAAGTTGATTCGGTTCCGTTGCCGGAAACGACATTAACCATGGATAATGTCAGTCGGGAAATTTCCGATGCCTTGGAACTGGCGTCGCAAAGTCAGTATCAAACGGAGGTCACCTATCGCCCCTATCACTCAAACAACGTTGCCTATCCGCAGATGGATCCGCCTTTGACCATGATCCTGTCAAATGTGAAGGGGAATACGATGCGTGTGACGGGCCGGGCGCATGTGATGGATATCGGCAACAGATCCTATCCGGGGGAGACGTACAACGTTGAAACGTTCCCCGGCCTAGCCCGTTAAACGCTTCTCCAAAAGGTAATCAGATGCATTGGGCGTCACAGTATATCGGCCTGCCGTATCATCCGCAGGGCGCGGGGCCAAACGCGTTTCATTGCTGGTCGTTTGTGCGGCATGTGCAAAAGCAGCGCTTCGATAGGGATTTACCCGAGGTTCCGAACCCCGAGAAAATCCTGGGGGTAGCGAAGGCGTTCCGGGATCATTCCGAGCGGGAGCGATGGCAAAGGGTGGAAAAACCGGAAGAGGGCGACTGTGTTCTTTTGTGCCAGTCGCGGCATCCGGTCCACGTCGGGATATGGCTGGAAGCGGATCGCGGCGGGGTTTTGCACTGTGAGGAATCAAAGGGTGTGGTTTTTCAGGACCACACCCTTCTTCGTTTGTCTGGCTGGCAGATCGAAGGGTTCTATAAGTTTGTCGGAGATCAAAAATGAATGGGCTGCAAGAGATCCGGGTTCCGGGCGTTGTCATTCATGTTGCGAATGCTTTCAACCCTGATCGCAACCGTCTGGTCGAGCCTGTCTCGCAGGCTTGCACGATACGGGAATGGATGGCTTCGCAGGGGATTGAGGAATTTTCGCAGCCGACTTTTTGCCTGTTTAATGGCGAGGCGCTGCTGAGGGCAGAATGGGGGCGGACCGTTATCGGATCCGGCGACGTATGCACGTTTGTTGCCTTGCCTCATGGCGGCGGGGGTGGCGGGGGTGGAAAAAACCCGCTTCGCATTGTGATGAATATCGTTGTTCTGGTTGCGTCGATCTATACCGGGGGTGTTGTTGGTGCCGCGTATGGTGCGACGTGGGGGGCTGTTGCCGGGGCGGCGGTGTCCGTGGTTGGTGGCGCGCTTGTTAACGCACTGGTTCCCGTTCCAAAGCCTGCGGCGGCTTCATTTTCAGGGAATGATAGCGGTTTTGGGTCTGCCAGCCCGACCTATAGCATTCAGGCGCAGGCTAATAGCGCGCGTCTGGGGCAGGTCATACCGTCCCAATATGGGCGGCATAAGGTCTTTCCTGATCTGATCGTCAATGAGCCTTGGTCTGAGTATATCGATAATGAGCAATATCTGAACCAGCCTATGAGTTTGGGGTTGGGCCTGTATGACGTGGAGCGCATTCAGATCGGCGAAACCAGTATCGATAATTTCGAGGAAGTGACTTACGAAATTGTCGAGCCCGGTCAGGCGGTGTCGCTTTTTGACGTCAACGTTATTACGCGTACCGAAGTTGCATCGCAGGAATTGAAGGGCACAAACGAACAGGAGGGCGACGGGTATGTTGGCCCGTTCGTTCTGAACCCGGTTGATACGCTTGCGCATAAGGTCGGCATCGATGTTGCCTGCCCGCGCGGGCTTTATTATGCCAATGATAGCGGAACGCTGTCTTCACGTTCTGTTTCTTGGGTGGTTGAGTGCCGTCAGATTGATGAAGACGATCAGCCGGTTGGTTCTGGTGATTGGGTGACGCTCGGATCTGAAACGCTCACGGATGCCAAAAACTCGGTAATCCGCAAAACGTACAATTACGACCTGCCGTCACATGATCGCTATGAGGTTCGGTTACGGCGGACGAATGCAAAGGATCTTTCGGATCGGGCCGGAAACGAACTGGTTTGGGGGGCGTTGAAGGCATTTGTCGAGGGACCGACAAGCTTTGACAATGTTTCCTTGCTGCTGGTTCGGATGCGGGCGACCAACAATCTAAGCCAGCGTTCGTCACGGATGGTCAATGTTATCCAAACCAGAAAGATCCCGATTTGGGATGATGGCCTTCAGGCGTGGAGCGAGCCGGAGCCTTGTCGCGCGATAGCGTGGGCGCTGGCTGATATCTGCCGGAGTTCGGCGGGTGCGGGGCTATCAGATAATCGAATTATGATTTCGGATCTTGTTGATCTGGATGCGGATTGGTCTGCGCGCGGAGATCAATTTGATGGTGTTATCGATTCCAAACTGACGATATGGGATGCGCTGAAAACGGTTTGTCGTTGCGGGCGTGCGGTTCCGGTGCAACAGGGCGGGATTGTCCGCTTTGTTCGTGACGCGCCGAAGTCGATCCCGGTTGCGATGTACGGGCCGCGAAACATCGTCAAAAATTCGTTTGAGATATCGTATCTGATGCCAAACGAGGATACGGCGGATGCGGTCAAAGTCGAGTTTTTCAACGAACGCACATGGAAGCCGGACAGCGTGACGTGCAAGCTTGAGGATTCCGAGGCCGTCAAGCCGGGGACGATGAAGCTTTTGGGCTCCGTTGTCCGGGCTCACTCCAAGCGTGAGGGTGACTATGAAGCGGCGGCAAACCGTTATCGCCGCATCTTCGTCAATTTCCGCACGGAACTTGACGGGATGATCCCGACCTATGGAGATCTGATCATGGTTACGCACGACATGCCACGGTGGGGGCAGGGCGGGGAGGTGATCGAATGGGTTGAGGAAAGCGGCTTGCTTCGCCTTTCTGAACCGTTGGAGTGGCAGGATGGTGTAAGTCATTTTATTGGCCTTCGCGGGCGCAACGGTATTCTTACCGGGCCGTACCTTTGCGAGCCGGG